AAATAGTGCCCATATCAAGCCACCTCTGCAGTTACTAGCGCGGGCGAGAAATACATTACATCAGCACTTACAGCAAATCCAACTACTTGTACCTGGTCGCCTGAACCAGAAGGTGCTGTTTGTGTTAGCCCGCCGACGGTGGTACTCACATAAATAACCCCACCAATAGTCCAATTCCAAGTATCATCCCGAATGAAGCCACGCAATAGAACCTTCTTTGTTCCTGTACCTGTCTCTAACGCAATCGCAGCACACGGCATCGTAGTGTCCGCGTCGGCGTCCGCCTCTATCCAATGCCCATCTGTGTCCATGTGTAGGGCAGCACCAAACCCAGTGCTATTAGCATCCACAGTCATGCTGGCTATATCACCATTAGCAGTGTGGTCAGAGGACGGGGAGGAATTTAGTGTTATAGAATGCTCGTTCAATGAAAGGTCGCCGCCTAACTCGGGGCTAGTATCATCCACCACATCCGTAAGTTTGTCCTCTATCTTACTATTTAAAGCACCAGAAACTGTGGCTAAATTAGTAGTAGTAGCAATAGCAGTATAAGCTATGCTATTGTCTGTTTGGAATCTATAATCGGCAGCATTCCAATATGGAACGAAGGTGTCGTCCATGTCTGCGCTGTCTTTTCGTGTGGCTACTGGTTGAGTGCTTCCTGAAATACCCACCTGAAAATTGTCGTCTGCCTCAACGAAGAAGAACTGGTAGTTATTTTCCGTACCTCTATCCACCTCAATCCCAGCCCATCCCTTGGTTACACCACCGCCTGTTTCATTAGCATTGATTAGGAGTAGGTTGTCGTCTACTTCTACCTCTTCTACATGGGAAATAAACTCGGTACCTGTCACGGTTAGGTTACCCTGTATGGTAACATTACCTGTAATGTAGCCACCTGTTTTGTCATACTTATCTGCTAGGTAGGTGGTAATCTGTGATTGCGTGTAGTATCTAGCGTCTCCTCTAGTGTCGTTATGGTATTGCGTGTGGTCGTCATCTTCCAGCCCCGACAAATTTCCGTGGTCGGTAATGCCGGCGGTATTGAACTCATTGGTAAAGGCGCTCTCTATACTGTAAAATGAAGTAGCACTCTTCTGTATTATTATTCTACCAGCAATAAAGGAAAACTCTGACGCTTGTAATGGTAAGTCCTCGGGCGGTGTAGCAGCCTGTGCTCCTGCAAGAGTATAATCCCCTCTACCATACACCACTAACAAATGACTATCATCAAAATCGGAATAGACCCAATGAACTCCATACCTATTAGAGGTTAGCGTTGCTAATGTTCCTGTGCCGTCGTCGTAATGTGTATTGTCTATTTGTGTTTGCGCTGCTACTTTGGTCCAGCCCGTCCCACCATCCCTATAAAAATAGGAGAAGGTATCTGCCCCAGAAGTATCCTGTGCTGAAGTGGTGCCGCGAGTTAGTCCGGCATACACTACACCTGCTGTTATGGCTATGTTCCTAGTTCCAGTAGCAGAAATTATCAAACCAGAAGCCCTAACTATGTCTCCGTCTGTGCTATTCAATCTGCTCTGTACGGCCTTGGCTGTTTCTGTTACATCCATACCAGCATTTATTATGTGGTATTCACTATCAGAAAAGAACACCCTACCTAAACTAACTTTGGTTCTATTGTCCATGTCGGTCTTGGTAATGGTACCACTAACTATAGGACTACCACTATTGTAATCTACATAAATGTAGTTTACCTCATCTTCTACAATAGCCAAACCAGTAACAGCATCAACACTAAAATAGTGTATATCACCTAATGCTGTATTAGTTTCTTTTATGTAACAGGTACCTGCTTCTATGTTTATAGTGGAAGCTGCGGTGCCTGAGGTTATGGTGAAGCCACTTATTTTACCCGCCGAGCTGTGGTTTATGTAGGCATCTAATGTCTGCTCATCGTGTAGATAAACAGAGGCGGCGGTATGGGTATGGACTAGAGCTGCTTTGCCGTCTATGTCGCCCTGAAGGGTCCCTGAAACTGTATCTATTTCATTATCTAAATTGTCTATTTCTGTTTGCAGGGTTCCTGATATGGTGTCTACTTCGGCGGTGGTATAGAAGTCGGTAGGAATTTGTTCTACTATATTACCAGAAATAGTAGTCATCTCTGTTTCTGTTATATAGTCACCAGCGGGCTGAAATCCCGTATGTCCAGAGTCGGCGTAGTCCAAGTTGGTTAGTAATGCGTGGTCAGTCGTGCCACCACTACCACCTGAAACAGTAGCCCACTCTGTTCCAGAAGAGGTGGAGCGAAGGTACTTACCGTCGTCGTAAGTAGAGGGACAATCTGCTAGGTCGGTCAGGGCAACCACATCACTACCTGAAATGGTGTTTATCTGCCCCTGTATGTCATCTAGGATATTGTCTAGCCGCTCAAAGTCAGTGGACAAAATAGCATCCCAGCCTGAGACGCCGTAATCTAGAAGTTCAAATTCGTATATGGGTGTAAATGACATTTTTTACTCCTTTGTTACAGTTATTTGTTCGTCGTCAGAACAATAAATGTATGGGTCTTCATAAATACAATTATAGATAACAAATGTTACCTCATCCGCTAAACTACCATTATCGCTAATATTCATGGCCTCTGTGTATATCCATGTTAGCACCTCCAACTCATTCACCGTTCTCTTTAAAGAAGCACCTACATATACTTCTATTTTAAAGTAGCCCTCGAAGGTCGGCGGGGCTCCTACAACATCACTTAAAACGCCTATACCGGCTCCTGCGCCCCTAATTCTTCCGTACCATGTCAATACTATGTCATTTGTATAAGTAGCGTTTAAACCCTTGTCATTCGCTTTTATGTTGGATGGTTTATACGGCTTCTTTGCTCGAGCAGAAGTATCTAGTGTTATAGGCTCTGCGTCTGATAAATCTCCAACTCTTTTACTATTAAAAGGTACGAATTTGAAAACTCTTTCGGCACCGATTGAAACATTTGGATTTGCTACAGAAGTATACCCATTATTTCCAATGTAATAAAAATCCTCACCATTGTAATGGTTCATCCTCTCTGTATCAAATAATCCTCTAACAATGTTATCTATTCTATATCTCGTACCACTTATTGGCGTTATGGTTTCGAAGGATATAATCTCATCCCCAAGAACAGCAGTATTCAATCCTGTAAATAGGTTAGTCCTCGTGGTGCTCTCTATTATATCCATGTCGCTGTTGTAAAAGTCAATAACGAACCCAGTCTCATCATCTATCTTGTATGTGTCCTCTAAATAATCCCCAACCAACTCGCCATACGGGTTATACCTCTCCACCACATCTATCTGGGTATACGAACTACCGCCGTCGGAACTCATGTATACAATGTAGCCTGTTTCGTTCATGGTTTCTCTCGAAGCCATGGGAACTAACAAAACTTTATTCCCTGCTACTATATAAGGCATTTCCATAATAGTAACTTTTGTTAGAGGTTCCACCATAACCAACCTAACAGAAGAAGTACCTGCTACGCTTTTAGCAGAAATCTTTTTAGACGCCAAATAATCAACATCTTCAATGGCATCTATATTTAGTACCTCGCTCTCCAAGTTCTCTTCATTTATATTGTTTATTCTAAAAACCATGTTAGCAATGTTATACTGGTCGTACTCTATTCTAAACAAATCACCAACACGAAGGTTAAAAGTATTTCTATTAGCTTTTATAGAAACACGGGACAACGGGTAAGCAGAGGAACGAAGTACCCTATCCCCCAGCCATGTAGCATTACCAGTGTTGGTAAATAACATCGCCCTAATCGACTGAACAACAGAACGACCTAAAATTGCTCTATTGGCTGGGTCATTGGTTATTACTATACTCTCTTTTATATCTATCGTTACTCCCATCTATAACCTCCTAACAGTCCCATCTATAATAGTTGGAATAAGCATAACAATTCATTACTGAAAATGTATAATACCCTTGAATACAGTATTGAGTGACACCTGTAGCCCCCATAAAAGACGGCTTAAAACCAGCACACGCGGTGTTGGAACAGTCCTTTCCTGTATAACCGCATGGGGCGCAGCCCTGACCACCAAATGCCCCCATAACTAAATATCTATACTGACCAGACCAAAAGTTATACATAGCTTGATTTCCATAACAACCACACCCACCACCATAATCAGTACATTCTTTATCTAATATCGGGTCGTACCATTGGTTCCAATTCTGCCCTAAACTAATTTCACTACCGTAGGTACATCTAACCACGCCCGTAACGGTATCTCCCAAACACGCCTCCACAGTTACCGTTACCGAACCACAGGCACTTCCGTCCGCTCGTAACCAATTTGAATTACTAGTTGATTCTGGATTGTCGAAGAAGAAGTGCTCGTTATTAGTAGTCCATGTCATAACTCCGCACATAGTAGTAGGGCATAGTATAGATAATTGTACACTATTTTCTCTTGCTACTGTTTGCGGGGAATTGGTATCCCATTCGAAGCCCTCTGTGTCGCATCCTATCAGTTCTACCTCAGCCACTTCTCCACCGCATCTTGAAACAGTTATAGTTACTGAATCAGGTAGAGGAGTTGCTTCGTAATAATAGGCAGTTAGACCAGTTATAGTTTTTAACTCCGCGCCGTCGAAAGAACCATCCCCGTCTATTGTCCATGTATAGGTACATCCGCTGATGGCGTTATTTACCTGTAAACTTTGGGATATACAATAGATACTCTGGGCTGTTATTTCTTCCACCGAAGAACTTTTACAATCATTATCTAGTAAATAAGTCATATTGCTATTACAGGCGTCTGTTACATTTATGTTTATATTTTCGCTACATACATTGGTAATGGTTAAATAGTTGTCTCTACCTGTGGTTTTGTTATACATCCAAATGGCCCCGCTAGTATACGAAGTCCAAAAGAAGGGAGCAACACCACCAGTAAATTGAATATGAACTGTTTCATTAGAACTAACTGAATCAGGATTTCCTGGCCACCAAATTAGTGCTGAATTACCACCGTAGCAATGAACTAACGCAGTGTCCATTAATACATCGCATTCAAACAATTTAACTATCGCATAATCGTCAATACAGCACGAGCCCTCTATCCCCGCACCAGTAGGACAGGTATAACTCCATGTAGTGTCGGAAACCTTTACTAGTTTACCATTATTTACTCCATCCACTACTACTCCATATTCACAGTTTTCGGCTGGGCTATTTATGGTTATGGTGGTGGTCTGGTCGCAACTAATAGTATAGGTAGAACAGGTTAGATATGGCGAACTCAACCCACTACAGGTGGCTCCTAACAAAATGCTATTGCTCGGGCGGGCTTTAACATCATAAACTCTAACAAGAGTAGAATCGCATACCTCAGGGGTATACATCCATTTAAATTCCTCTTCCACATACATAACATCTATCCAACTTCCCGTAGAGTTCTTCTGAAGCATATACGGCTCGCAGCCAGGGGTTATTCTAAAATAGGCATCATCACCAACATGAGAAAGAAGAGTTAGTACTGGGGCGTCTAAAACGCATTCAGTAGTAAAATAGAATTTAGAGTATTGTACATCTACCTCATTCAAAGTACCCATCCAACTACCACGAGTAAAAATAGGTTTATCCACCATACTTTCTTCATCTACAATAGGAAGAAACCCACTATCACCTTCATATCTAATTAATTTGTAATAAATCTTACCATCTTCTTTTGTTCTAAGTATACCTTGGCTGTGGGTCAGAATAGTTTCTAAATACGAATGCGCTGGTGTACCTGAATCCATCAATGTAGAAATACCATGCCCCTCGTTGTAAAGGGTCTCTGCTGCGGTATTAAAACTATCTAAGTCAATCTCGTCATCCTCAAACTCTAGATGGTATTTTAGAATGTAGAAAATAGTATGCGCTGGGTTGTAATCATAAATTCCAACTTCTGCGTTATCTTCTTCTAGTGTAGTTTCTGGAAATTTAGATAATACAAATCTCATAGTTGGTGCTCTGTTGTAATCTCCAACATAACAATCATTGAATAGTACATAAGCCACGCCTTTATAGTTGGGGACATTTTCCGCGCCGAGAAAAGATACCATAGTAGGGTCTTGTGGCTGGCTTTCTGTACCAAAGTAAATCCTTGCTGCGCCCATACTACCACCAAGAGTTATATCAGCATAACCATCAGGGTAATCTTCTAATAGAATAGGGTCGTTAAATACTGATTCATCATTTTTATAAATTGTTAGTATACCACTAATCGGTCCCTCGCATAAAACCAAAGCCCATGACAAAAAGTACTTATACCCAGTAATAGAAGTAACCTCATTACCACCACCACCTTTACCTCCTACCTCTTGGGTTTGTGTTATAGGTTCATTTCTTTCGCCATCGTACCAAATAATATTACCGGTACTAATTTTAGAGGTACCACATAAATCATAAACAATGGTACCCTCTTGAGCTATATTTAGGTTTAATTCACTAGTCTGTGGCTGTCCTGGTTGCTTTATGTCGGGCTTTACTGGGTCAATGTACCCACCAATAGCCATACCAAAAGACATGCCCACCACAGCGCCGTAGGGGCCACCATAAATGAAACCAATAATACCACCACCAATGGCACCAACTATTTGTCCAATGCTCATTATTTGGTCTCCTCAGTATATTTTTCCTTAATCAATTCTTTTATATTTTTATTAGTCCATACTTCTTTTAGACATTTTGGACAAGTCCATACGAAGGTGGAGCCATCATCTGTCTTATCTCTTTTACCTGTATTTACAGGAGCAAAGAACATCTTCTCACCACAATCCTCGCATTCTTTATCTATACCATTGTAAATTATATCATTCTTCCTAGCAGTAGCCCTCTTTTTATTTTCTACATAATCGAAGAGGTCGTTGATATTCTTACCATTTTCTATTAGCATTTTCATTAGGTTAGCACAATCCTGAATTAAACCAAAACTAAATGCTTTTAATAGATTACTAGTTACTTTCATTACTATACCTCCACCTTTACTCTAACAATATAAACTATTTTATCCCGCCACGGCGAGTTCTTGAATAGAGTTTTCTTTACGCCTATTTTGTCTATCGCCTCGTATAACCAACCATTGAACCAGAAACCAGCATGACCTGCTGCTTTTCCGAAATTGAATGCCAGAACATCCCCATCTTTTAATTCATACTTTTCATCCGGCTGAACAGGTATTACCTCGCTCGGCAGATATTTCATAACGGCTTCTAATAAAAGGGAGCGCGTCTCGTGCAGATGATAATCCCGCGCATAATTAGGTAAATCCTTAAAATTGAACCCCATCAACCCAACATTTACTAAAACAGAAGCAGCAAAACCTACACAATCACATCCTGCGCCCTTGGTATAACATCGGTGCTTATATGGCGTGCCCATCCATGAAATACACTCGTCTTCTAACTTCCGCAACATTTCTTTATTCTCATACAAAAACATAAATACCTCCACTACACCCAGAGACAGGGATTTTCAATCGGAATATTTGGAAACCCCCTGAAATTCTCTATATTACTAAATTTAGCTTTACAGGTTTCCACATCCCCATCGCAACCTGGGTATGCTATAATAGTCCCACTAACAGTCATGGTTAGAGGATATCGAAGATAAAGAGTAGTACCTTCTTGTCCAGTAATCATCGACTTACCACCATCAGCAGATACATAACCCCTTGCGAAGTA